ACACATTAGCGACGCGCGCGCAACATAGTACTCAGTTCATTACTCACTTTGCTTTTTTCTAACGCACCGCAGCCTGACTATTTGCACTGCTATTGCTCAACACACTATTTTTCCAATTACTGCACAAAATGAAATATTTCACCCTTACTGGCGATTTACATGAATGGCACACTCGCATCCGATGAACGTTATGAACTCCGCACAAACAGATAACACGGCGGGCGAGTATGGGCTCGCGACCTGCGCAACAACCATCGCCGACGAGATTCACAGCGCGCCGGAATGGATTGAACTACTTCCAGCCGGCACATTCGCGGGACGCGACGGTCGTGGACCGTTCATAGTGAGCGATCCAGACGCAATAATTGCAGCGACGGACGCTCTACGAATGGAGGCTGGGCTGCCAATCGATTATGACCACGCGACAGACTTTGCGGCGCCATCGGGGCGGCGAGCTCCAGCAGCGGGTTGGATTCGCGCGATTGAAGTTCGCAACGGAGCGCTGTGGGGCAAAGTCGAGTGGACCAAACATGGCAGTGCTGCGGTGGTCACACATGAGTATCGCTACATTTCGCCCGTATTCGAGTACTCACAGGACGGCGAGGTGCGGCGAGTGCTTCGTGCAGCACTGACCAACAATCCAAATCTGTACCTAACAGCGATTTCGGCGAGCGTACCGAATGACGATTCAGTAACTAGTCGAGTACCACTGCAACAACAGAGCAAGGCGACAGTTAACGAACTGCATGGGGGCGAGATGGCCGACAATATCGAAAGGCAACTGTGCGAGCTGCTGGGACTCGAAGTAGGCTCCACACCAGAAGTGATCGCCGACGAAGTACTAAAGGTACTCGGTCTCAACGCCTCGATTGGCCAGGCCGAGGAAATCACCACGGAAGCTCCGGCGGTTCGCCCTCCGGGTGCAGTTTTCGGCGATGCAACGGGCTCGCGAACGACGGTCCACAGTGTAGTTGCAGATCCCACCCGCTACGTGCCGATCGAGCAATTCGAAAGCACACTTACGGAACTCAACCAACTGCGCGCCGCGACGGCACGAGAGCGTGCGTCGTTTCGGGTCGACGCCGCGATGAAGGCGGGCAAGATAGTGCCGTCGCAGCGGGAGTGGGCGATCGCATACTGCCAGGCGAACATCTGCGGCTTCGAAAGTTTCGTCGCGCGCCAACCCGCGTTGATTACAGGAGTCTCGACGGGCCTCGAAGGCGCACCAGACGTCGGGCGTGACAGTGCGAGGGATCGCGACCAAGAGAATATCGAACAACGGCGCGCGGGTGCGAAGTTGACACGAACGGAACTGGCAGTGTGCACAAAGCTCGGACTGCGCCCGCGTGACTACATGCGGCGGCGCGGGCAGCGCGATGAACTCACGACGCTAGCTTTAAAATAGTCACTAGGCGACCGGTCAATCGAATGACTAAACGAATTAACCCGCTCGGACCGCCACAGGCGGACAGCGCAACGGTGACAAGATGGCGGCATTAACGAATTCGCGAAACACCCCGGAACTGGCCAATGGCGCACGGACGATGGTGTACCCGGTCGAGGCGAACACGACGGTATACCTGGGCAGCATGGTTGCTTTAAATGCGAATGGCAATGCGGCGCCCGCGTCGAGCGTGGCGACTTTGAAAATCATCGGCCGCGCCGAGATGGTGGTTAACGGACTACCGGGGCAGGACGCGGTAAATAATCCGGGGGCTGCGGGAGCGATGTCGATCGTGGCGCGACGGGGCGTGTTCATGTACGCGGTGAACGACGGAACGATCGGAGCGGCGCAGGTTGGACAGATGGCGTTCGCGGTGGACGACAACTCGGTGTCGGCGAACGACGGGGGATCGGCGACCGCAGTGATTGCGCAGTCCACGACGTTTCCAACGGCCACCTCGGCACAGATCGTCAACGTCGGCCACGAAAACATCTCGAAGGTCAAAGTCCACAGTACATCGGGCGGTGGGACGATCTACGTCGAAGGCACCGACTATGTAGTGGACTACCAAGCCGGGCTGGTAATGCTGATTGGGGGTGGAGGGATCGCGGCGGCAGCAACGGTCTTCATCGATTACAACTGGGGAACCGTCACGCGCAGTGTAGCGGGACGAGTCGCAGGACTCGACCCGAGCGGCCAAGTCTGGATCGACTTCTGGCATCAATCGATAGCGGCGGTGTGAGCTTCGATCGGAGCGAACGACATTAACTGAGTATCTTTTCGCGTCACAGCCAGCGGCCGGACAGCCGGCATCACAAAATCCGGCGACACCGCCGAGTCCACAAACATAGGCAGGAACCCATGGAAATAACGACCGCGAATCTAACCGCATTGTTTACTGGCTTCGACGTGATTTTCCAACGCGGTTTCGAAAAACCCCCGTCCTATTACGAGCGGCTTGCAACCGTAGTGCGATCGGCATCGCGGCAAACCACTTATCCGTGGCTGGGACGCACGACGAAATTTCGCGAATGGCTAGGCGAGCGCGTAATCCGGGCGCTTGAGGCGCACAGCTACACGCTCGTGAACAAGGATTTCGAAGACACCATCAGCATCAGCCGCAACGATATCGAGGACGACAACTACGGCGTGTACGAGCCAGTGATCGAACAACTGGGCTGGGACACGAAGGTCCATCCGGACTCGCTACTGTTTTCGATGATCAAGAGCGCGGTGACGACGCCGTCGAGCGTGCTGGCCTTCGACGGACAGCCGTTTTTCTCGGCGACGCATCCGGTAGGACCACTAGGATCGGCAAATGACCCGCGCGATACGTTGGCCTCGAACGTAAATTCGTCGGGGTCGGGGCCTTACTGGTTCCTGCTCGACGCTTCGCGAGCGGTACGGCCGTTCATCTTTCAGCTGCGCCGCGAGTACGCGATGACACGGATGAACACCTTGACGGACGAGGCGGTATTCACGCGCCGGGAATTCCGCTTTGGAGTGGACGGGCGCGCAAATACCGGCGTCGGCCTGTGGCAACTCGCATACGCGAGCAACACGGACCTTAGCGTGCCCACGAACTATGGTGCAGCGCGCGCGGCGATGCGATCGATCAAAACCGACGGAGGACTACCGTTCGGCGCATTAACCAGCCCGAACGATGTTTACCTGGTAGTGCCGCCGGCCCTGGAGGAAGTAGCAGCACAATTGATTCATTCCGATTTCATGGTGGGAGCGGGCGGCAGTGCAACTGTCACGACCAGCAATATCTGGAAAAGCACCGCGAACCTGATTGTAAGTGAGTATCTGTAAAAGAAAGTCGGCAGTCGTCGCGAGCTGCCGACTCCCGCGATTGCGATCGGCAACAGCAGTTTTCATCGGACCGACCCAAGCGCAGTCCACAAGTCAGCACAGGATGGAATCACAGTGGCGTACGCATCACCAGACGACATGATTGCAAGGTATCCGAATCGCGACCTGGTCCAATTAAGTAATGAGGATCCGACACAGACGACAGTAAACACAGCGACCTTGCAACAAGCTTTGGACGACGCGGCGGCCGAAATCGACGGTTATATCGAAAGCCGGTTTGCACTGCCGCTAAGCGATCCGCCGGCCGTACTCAACCGGTTGTCAACCGACATCGCGATGTACCGATTGCAATCGCTACGGCCTTTGCACGATGTGGCGGACGCACGCAAACGCTACGAGGACGCGGTTGCGCTGCTAGTGCGGGTGGCACGCGGGGAAGTGACGCTGGGGCTGGCGGCGGATAGCGCGGAACCCGCGGAAGCACAGGGAGTGGTGGTGACCAAGGCGGGCGGGGACGCAAGTGGAGAATTGCCCCAACGGATCTTCGATCGCGGTTCGCTCAAGGGTTACTGAGATAACGGGTCAGAAATATTCGGACGACAACGACGAGGGCATCAGTCATGCGAGTCAAGTTCATCTGTAAGCAAGCGCAAAAGAAGGACAGTTGGCATTCGGGCCGAGTAGTACATAGCGCCGAACTGGTACCGGTGGTCGATGATTCACCGGAAGCGCGAGAGTATTTCGCCGAGCCGCCAAGCGGAGCGATACAACTCGAAGCCATGGCCTCGGAGCATTTCAAGGTCGGACGTATCTACTCAGTTTATATCGAAGAACTTTCGAGCGATTCGCGTTAAAAAGCGAGACCTGGCAGTCAGTCGCACTGAGATTTAAGCATGGGAGCAGTAGTACTCGACAGTCCGTGGATCGGACAGACCTTCGCGCCGCCAACGCCGCTCGACATCGGGACGATCGAAGCAGCCCTGGTAAACCAGTTGAACTCGCAGATCACAGAGATCGAAGTCGTGCATTTCCCTGACACGCCCGAAGCCTATCGGATGACTCATCGGATAGGCGCCGCCTTGGTCCGTTACGACGGCGGTGAATATGGAAAACTGATCGACACTGCGGCGATTGTGCAGGAACGGACGCTCAAGTTCGAGATCACAGTGATGATGCGCGACCTGGGATGGAACGTCGGCGGGCCATCGGGCGGAGCAACACCAGGCGCCTACTCGATGATGGAAGCGGTCCGTGTCGCGCTCACAGGGTTCCAGGTACCGGGATGCGACAAGGCGTATCCGCTGCGAGAACGCTTCGTCAAGCGCGACAAGCAGGGCGGC